GCGTGGCGTGAGCAACGTGATGACTGGTGGTCTGAACGTCTCGCGCGCGAGATAACACCACGTTCGGTGTTACAATACATGGGCACAGAAGTTATGCGCCAAAACTTTCATGATGACATTTGGGTTGCGTGCATGGAAAAATTCTATGCAGAAAATGGACCTCATATTGTTATTAGTGATGTCAGATTCCCAAATGAAATTGCAGCCATTCGTCGTCTTGGTGGGGAAATTTGGCATGTGTATCGCCCACCACTCCCATATTGGTTTGAACGCGCAGCTATGGGCAAAGATATACCTGAAGTGCATTTGTCAGAACGCGCATGGCTTGGTATTGAACCTGATCAAACATTCTGGAACACAGGTAGCCTTCAAGATTTAAAAAATGCCGTGTACAAGGCTGTCAAAGTCTGATATGATGTTCTTATGAACAGATTCATTCTCTCCACAGACCCCGTCGAAGCCGCGCAGATGCATTGCGATAAGCATGTCGTCAAGATGATTCTTGAAGAGGCTCAGATGCTATCCACAGCACACCGCGTGCTTGACGGCTCAATGACAATCGAGCAGCGATATGTGCAAGGCTCTCTGCCGGCCCGCTTTCGAAATGTCAAGCGATGGGTACATTCTAACCCCGATCTAGATAAGGTTCTGTATCAGGCCACTCATATCAATCACCCATGCGCGGTTTGGTCGCGTGTTTGCCGCGACAATTATCTCTGGGGTTATGAATTGCTTGAGGCTCTGTGCAAAGAATATACTCTACGTTACGGTAAGACCCACTTGGTTGAGACTAAGCTAATTGATGTGCTGTCTCACCCACCGCACAAGATTCAATATGGCCAAATTCTTACACAATTCCCGCAGGCCATGCCCGATGAATGTAAGCATGAAGACCCCGTTGAGGCCTATCGTAAATATTATATCGAAAAGAAGGTTCGTTTTGCAAAATGGACCAATCGTCAGCCGCCTAGCTGGTGGCCTAATAGCTAAATACCATCATGAAAAAGGAGCAGTAATGCCGACGTATAATATCGAAGATACCGAAACTGGTATCATCACCACGGAAATGATGACCGTGGCTGAGATGGAACAGCTCCTCAAGGACAATCCGAATAAGCGATTGATTATTGGGTCACCTAAAATTGTCTCTGGTGTAGCCTCGAAGCATAATAAGCCTTCTGAGGGCTTCCGCGACCTTCTAAAGACTATCAAGAAACACAATCGAGGGTCTACCATGAATACGTGGTAGACCTGTTTTGCTATGTCAACCCTAACCAACGGGAGTAGCACATGGGGTTTGCTCAAACTGTCGATATCGAAAATGAATTTTTACCTGAATTTCTAACACGAAATCAGAAAAAGAAACTAAAGAAACAGGTTCGACAGCACAAGCAGCCAAATAAGGCTCAACCTCAGCAAAATATTATGCAATTACCAAAGATAAACCCTCTAACCTCCGGTCAGGCTCGCACATTTCAAGCCTTCGATGACGGAAAAAATCTGATTTTACATGGTGTGGCTGGTACTGGTAAGACTTTCATGTCAGTCTATCTTGCACTTCGCGCCGTTTTAGACGGTGATGCGCCAAAACCAGTCGTAATTATTCGATCAGTTGTGCCAACCCGCGACATGGGCTTTCTCCCGGGCACACAGAAAGAGAAATCCGCTGTCTATGAGGAACCATATTCAGCAATATGCAATGAGCTTTTCAAGAAGCCCGGTGCATATGATACACTTAAGCGCGATGGTACCATTCAGTTTGCCACTACTTCATTCCTTCGCGGCTTGACTTTCAGAGATAACATTGTTATAGTGGATGAATGTCAGAATATGACGTTTCATGAGCTAGATTCTGTCATCACTCGCATGGGTACTGGGTGCAGAGTTATCTTCTGCGGTGATTTTCGCCAGAGTGACCTTTGGAGAAATGACGAACGAGAAGGGCTACATACATTCATGTCTGTCATAAAGCATATGCGTAGCTTCGCGCGTGTAGAATTTACGAAAGATGATATTGTGAGGTCTGACCTCGTTCGGGAATATATTGAGGCGAAGCTGGAAGAAGGACTTGTGTGAGATTTGTTCATGATTTAGTTGAACTACCTGAGCTTATCGCGGTTCAAACAGATCGCGGTAGGCTCTATAACACACCTTCTGGTGAAGCTTACCCATCAATTACCACAGTCTTAGGTGCACGCCCAGAAAAGAAGCGTATTATCGCTGAGTGGCGCGCTCGCGTTGGTGAGCAAGAGGCGAATCGCGTGTCTGCACAAGCTTCACGCCGCGGAACTTCGATTCATACTATGATGGAAAAATACATCGTAGGTGAAGACCCAACAATTGGTGAAATGCCTAACAATGTCACGATGTTTAATTCGATCAGGTCTGTGCTTGATAAGCATCTTACGCATGTTTATGCTATGGAAGCGCCACTATACTCCGATCGCATGAAGGTCGCTGGTCGATGTGACTTGGTTGGTAAGTGGGCTGGTACAGATTGCATCATTGATTTCAAGACTTCAAAGCGCCTTAAGACCGAAGAGCATATTGATAACTATCTGCTTCAGGCTACTGCATATTCTCTGATGTTTGAGGAGCGTACTGCTCGGATTATACCTGGCATAGTAATTCTTATTGGTGTTGATGATGAGGTAAAGCCTCAAATGTTCTGTCGATACCGCGACAAATATGTGGAAAAATTGTGCGATGTCATACTCGAATATCACAGAGACAACATATAAGCCTCTGCGCGATTATATTATCGTAGCGAGTAATATTCTGTCGCATGATGTATGTCGTCGGGCCATCTCACTATTTGACAATATGGCATCAAGTCATGAACATCATGCGACAGATGGGTATAATTTCTCGCAGTTAAATGTCACCAGACATTCTTCTATCAATCAGGAATGCAAAATTATGCATGATGAATTGGTTCATGCTAGCTTGAATGCGCTTAAGTTTTATAAGCAGCGTGTATCGGAATCTTCATTCTGGCCAGATAGAACTGCGCTTGAAGAATTTAGAATAAAGAGATATTTGCCAAATAGTAATCATAGATTTGATGATCATGTCGATGCTGCGGATCTATCAACATCAAAAAGATACCTAGCTTTTTTCTGGTATCTAAATGATGTCACAGAAGGTGGTGAGACATGTTTTCCTTCTCTTGACATATCTGTCAAACCACAGGCTGGTCGTGCATTAATTTTCCCGCCGATGTGGATGTTCCCACATCGTGCGAATACGCCAATCTCGGGACCAAAGTACATGGTTGGGTCATATCTACACTTTACATAGCCATTGACAAAATAGCGAATTTGCTGTATAAATATTCTTGTCATCGTTGATGGCGATATAATAGATACTACGGACCGCGGGGCAGTGCCGCGCAGCTCCACCAATAATACGGCCGTGACCTCTGCCCTAGGTACGTCACGGTTTTCTTTGGGGCTGAAACAGAATCGACGGGTATGGTAAAGGTTGACCGGAGATGACGGCTAGCGACCTAATCGCTATTGATAAGTGCCAATGACAACGGCTTTGCCGTAGCACTCGCTGCCTAATAGGTAAGCGCGGTTTGGGGAGCACCGGGCAACAGAAGCTCCCCACCCTACTCAATGTATCCTCTTGAATAGGGCCACAACAGAAGGACAAAACATCTTGACGGAAAGGGTTATAAGCGTTGCCCTGGGCGCGCTCGTAGGCGCAGCTTTAGTTGTTTTTGGTAGTGATATGCTACATCACTCGGCTGAGGCTGCACCAAGAAACAATCAATCTGAGGTTAGAGAAGCTAGAGTTAGTGTCCCTCAGTTTGATATTGGTATTGATCTAACACCGCCTGAGTTTGAAGATCATATCACTACAAGTCAGGCTGATCTGCATTGCATGGCCCACGCTATATACTATGAGGCTCGCGGTGAAAGATTTGTCGGTATGCTTGCAGTGGCTAATGTGATCTTAAATCGTTCACAAGACCCAGATTACCCTAATACGATCTGTGGTGTCACTCGACAGAGAACCCGAAACATTTGTCAGTTTGAATATTACTGCAAGGTTGGTAATCGAGTCCCGCCAGCAAATGACCCTCAGTGGCAAATGGCCAATGATATTGCGATGCATGTCATGTCTGGTAATCTACCCGATATCACAGATGGCGCAATACGTTTTCATGCCGTGAGTGGGTCTTCGCCGCAGAGAAATGCACTGCGTATTGGGTCGCATATGTTTTATAGGAGATAAGTTGTGAGTCTTTTTTATGATAATTGTCGAAATGAATTTAACTTGAGTGTGATTGCCGGGCCATGTGTGTTTGAGTCCAAGCAACATGCGCTTGATATGGCAGGTCAGTTATCTGAAATCTGCAAAGACTTAAATGTAAACTACATCTATAAGACTTCTTTTGACAAGGCAAATCGAACAAGTGTCACTTCATATCGAGGTGCTGGGTTTGATGAAGCATTCTATGGGTTTGTTGCCGTCAAGGAAATGTTGGGGCTTGAAGTTTTGACTGACGTGCATGAGCCGTGGCATTGCGAAACTGTACCCGCAGATATTATTCAAATCCCAGCATTTCTTTGCCGTCAAACTGACCTGCTGCAGGCTGCTGCTGCATCAGGCAAGCCTGTAAATGTAAAGAAGGGTCAGTTTCTCTCGCCGCGTGAGATGGTTAATATCGTGCATAAGCTGGAGTCATCTGGTTGCACTAAGGTCATGATGACTGAGCGCGGCACTACATTCGGCTATAACGATCTTGTTGTTGACATGCGCTCACTTGATATCATGCGAGGTAACACGCCAATGAATTACCCTGTCATCATGGACTGCACCCACGCGGTACAGTCGCCTGGTGGTAACGGTATCTCGTCTGGTGGTAATCGTTCGATGGTGCCCGTCATCGCGCGTGCAGCCACAGCTGTCGGTATTGCTGGTGTGTTCATGGAAGTGCATCAGGACCCAGACAATGCACCGTGCGATGGTCCGAATATGCTGCACTTAGCCAATTTTAAGTCTGTACTTCAGCAGCTACTTGAGTTAGATTATGTCGTGAAGGCTCATATGTCATCTAGAGGAGAACAAAGTGAAGCTTGGTAAGGTTTGGGGTGATACCGAGGACCTGTTTACATCACCGAATGTAGAGGTTCATCGTATCAATACTAAGGCGGGCTTTCGATGCTCGCTGCATAGTCATCGTCATCGTTGGAATGGCTTCTATGTGATTAGCGGCATTATCGAAATTCACACCGAAAAGCAGTATGGTCTGACAGATGTAACTGTGCTTCGCCCAGGTGACTTTACTGCGGTGCCGCCAAATGAGGTGCATTGCTTTGTCTGCACCCAAGATGCTCAGGCCCTTGAGATTTACTGGCCTCAGCATATGGAGTCGATTGATATCGTTCGCAAGGATGTCGGCGGGTTCATCGCTGCATTAGCTGCTAAGACGGTTGATGATGCAGCCTGAACTGTCTATCATGACGCCTGAGCGGTTTGCCTCGACAATCGAGAAGACCGTCATCGAAAAGAACATGACGTATCTTGATGCGATCATGCATGTATGTGATACTACGGGTTTGGAGGTTGAGGTGATCCCTCGCCTCCTCTCGCCGCGAATTAAAAAGATTCTGACCAGTGAAGCTAATGGTCTTAATCTACTAAAGCGCAAGCCTGGTGAGGTTAGGTTACCGATTTAGGATGGAAGGTATGAAGGCATATCAAGAATATGTCGCCTTGCGGCTACACTTTACGCAGGATAGTTATGATTATTTCAAATATCAAGGTAAAGTGAAGCCAATCAAGGGTTCTACGTTTGAGGCGCGAAATGATGTATTTCATTTTCGTCGCCTTGAGCGCAGATATAAAGATGACCTCACTGGGTTCTATGTTGCAAACATGTCTCAGGGCGTCAGATTTATTCGTGAGATGGTTACTGTCGAAGCCGAGAAGCGATATGTTGATTGGAAGCGCCACATGGAGTCAATCACATATCGCTTCAAGCAAGATATGCAGAACGTCGCTGAAAGCTGCAATGATGTAGCCAAAGCGTGGTCAACGAGTGGTGACCACCCTGAGGTATTGCGTCTTTATCTTGGCGGGAAGCTGTCGATAGAAAGTCTAATTCTATCTGATCGTGTCCTTAATTTTCAGGGTCGATGGGATTCTCGCATTACAGATACCATCATCTGGCCTGATGTATCTCGTCTCATGAAGAAATACGCGCCATTCGTGAAGGCAGATAATGACACGATAAAGAAAACCATGCGTCAAGTGTTTATTTCTTGACATACGACCTTCGACATGATATAAGTACAAGTGTGGTCATGATCGATGTGAACAAGATACACACGCAACATACAAAACATACGGAGAACATACAATGTCTAACGATTTCGCTTCGCTGAAGCGTTCTACTACCAGCAATCTCGACAGGCTCTCTAAGGAGCTTGGTAAGCTTGCTAATAACGGCAACCAGCGTGAAGCTGATGACCGTTTCTGGCAGCCCGAGGTTGATAAGGCAGGCAACGGTTACGCAGTCATTCGCTTTCTTCCTGCTGCCAAGGGTGAAGACCTGCCTTGGGTTCGCATCTGGTCGCACGGCTTTCAGGGCCCGGGTGGTTGGTATATCGAAAACTCTCTGACGACTCTCGGTCAGAAAGACCCTGTCGCTGAAATGAATTCCAAGCTGTGGAATAGCGG